GTTGAAGACCTTGTAAGAGAATTCTTAGACACAAACCCGCATTTTAAAAGTGCAGGCCCAGCAACTACACAAGGTAAGAGCAATGTTAATCAATCACGAGAGAAATTTGACGTATCAAAATTGAATATGTCAAATCCAGCAGATAGAAAATTATACGCGGAATACCGCAAGTCTGCTGGAATAGCCTAACATTTTTTAAAGGAATATTACCATGGCTGGATCTACAAGCGTCACATTAAATGACCTATTACCTACCATCGTTCAAGAAGCGATGTTCGTTGCCAACGAGCGCAGTATCATGCGTGGTTTGGTTAAAAACTACTCCCTAGCACCAACGCAGGGCAAAACTATTCAAGTACCTATTTTCCCAGTTCAGACTGCTGTAAGTTTGACTGAAGGCGATGACTTCGGTTCTGGAACTGGTTTCGTTGATGTATCTACTGATGTTGCAACATTCACGATTGGACAAGTTGGTTTAATGACCATGGTCACTGACTTGGCAGTTAATGCATCAGCATCTAATGTTGTTGCTGACTTGGGTCGTTTGTTCGGTGAAGCAGTTGCTCGCAAGATTGACCAAGACTTGATGGCCAAGTTTGCTGAATTTACAACCAACACAGTTGGTTCTACCTCTACAACAATCACTGCCGCATTGGTAATGCAAGCAGTTACAAAATTACGTGCTGCCGCTGTTCCTAGCGAAGGTATCGTAGCTGTTCTACATCCTAACATTGCCTATGATCTAAAGAGTGCTTTAACAAGTCAAGGTAACGTGGTATTCACAGCCGGTGCTTATGGCGAAGTTGCCAACGAAGCAATGCGTATGGGCTATGTTGGACAGTTGTTTGGCGTACCTGTGTTTGAAAGTGCTAACGTGCCACTAGTGGCTGGTGGTGCTGCTGGTGACTACCTAGGTGGTGTATTCCACCGTGATGCCCTGGGCTTTGGTCTAATGCGTGATATCACCATTGAAACACAACGCCGTGCTAGAGCAATCGGTACCGATGTTGTTTGTTCAGCCATGTATGGTGTTGGTACTGTCTATCAACAGTATGGTGTAAACGCAACATTTGATTCAAGTCTATAATCAGTAGGAATCACAACGATGGCTTTCATTACAATAGGTGGAAATGTAGTTGCATTTGCAGAATACTCTGACGTCACTGATACTGACCAAAGAGTATTCGAAGCCAATGAAGGCATCGCTGACGCTGGCATGATTGAGGATTTGACTGAAAAGGCCACAAGCCGTATACTTCAGTTGATCCGAAACACAAGCTGGTGGAGAAGATATTATCTACTTGAGGCCACGGAAGCACAAAGACAGGCCACAAACACTAGAAGCACTCCTGATGTTCCGCTGCCCAACGCCAATTTCATATTGGCTAGGCGAGCGGACTTCACAGACCTATGCGTGTATTTTACTCTGTATGAATATCTCTATCCAAAGATAGCAGATTTTTCAGCACAGGACAACGCAGAAGTTCAGAAGATCGGTGTGTTCAGAACCAAGTTCGACAAATTATTTTTAGAACTTATAGATGATGGTACTTGGTATGATTTTGACAACAGTGGCACCGTCACTGAGACAGAAAAATTACCAACAAGAACTAATCTAGTGAGAGTGAGATAATGAGAACCCAACTGTTATCAGCAATAACCACAGCTGTCAGCACACTTACTCAGTTTGCTGTTGCTTCGGAATTGCCTTGGGAACAAAATGGTAATCCTCTTTATCGTAAGAACATGAAGCGAATCTATGTTGATACAGGGCGTGTAGAGCAAACAACTCTATTGCCCACACTCAACGGAGGTGAAGTATTTCAAAATGATCTTATCACTGAAGTGTATCTAGCGGTCGATGCTAAAAATCCACCCAGTCAGTTAGATTCTGCAGTTTCAAAGATACTTGCAACAAAATCAACCGTTGCGGTTGTCAATTTCGGAAGCGAAAGTGACTACACCGTTGACAAACAAGAAGATGTTCTGATCTACACTTTTGAGTTTAGACTGAACCAAGCAACAACATAAAAGGAAAACAAAATGGCTTATATCAACGTAAGCGCACCTACAGACAATGCGGTAATCCAACTTAGCACTGCTAGCATTAGCACAACAAGTTCTGGATACATCGTACCTGCCTTACAGGATGTGACTATCAACAACGCAGCAGGCGTATTCAACTGGACACAGTTGGACACATTTGCACAATTGGCAGTGTCAACACCTGCCAGCAACAGCATCAGCGCCAACTTGGTGATTGACTCAGCAACATTCTTCGCAGCCACAAATGGCGTGCCTGGCCTGTTTGACCTGAGCAATGACGCAGTTGAAGTTAACTTCCGAGTTTACTTCAATGGTCGCAAGACTGGTAGCAAGTATGTAAGTGGCTCCGGCTTCATTACAAACTTGGCACCCACAGTGAATCCAACAGCACCTGTGTGGGTTAGTCCCGTTCAGATCAGTGTCAATGGTGACTTGACTGCCGGCACAGTTTAAACTGAGCCACCCCCAAATAGGAGCATAATCTGCTCCTATTTTTTTGATTGCGTTAAATACCTAGCAAGGAGATTAACGGATGAAAGATTTACAAGATTACAGCAGGTCAGACCTGTTGCAAAGTTTAGAAGCAGAGATAGCCAAGAGCCTAAATGAACTTAGGTGCTTGCAGGGCGATGCTGAAAAGATATCAGCCCGATTGAGATTCGCAATGGCAGCACTGCACATTTGCAAAACAAAAAAAGATTAAAGGAAACAAAGATGAACCTACAGCAATTCGCTCAAAAACCCCAACTGGTCCAAATAGAAATCACTGACCCTGCCATTCTGGAAACTTATGGTGAAGCAGTAAATTTTTGGATCTATGACAACGTGGATATCAGCACTTATTTTGATTTTTTCAAAAGTCAAACAGATGGTGATGGTGAAAAAATTTATCAATTGATTCGTCAATTGGTTCGAGATGAAACAGGTCAATGTTGTATTCCTGAAGATCATATTTTGCCTATTGATTTGGCCATTGCTTGTTTGACAGGAATAAATGCAAATTTGGGAAAGTCAAAAACCAAGTCGTTGACCCCAACAACTGGCAATCAGTCCAACTGATTACCATAGGTGAGGTAGCCAGAACATTTGGTAAACTGCCCAGTGAAGTTCGAGCCCAGGCTGGAACTTTTGACTTGATGGTTTATGATGTGTTAATGGCTTGGGATCGATATCAACAAGACCGGCAATCAGGAAAGTTGAATCCAGGAAATTTAAATGAAGATCAGTTGATAGAAATGATGAAACGAGCAAAAGGATAAAAGTATGGCAGGAGAAATTGTAAAACAAATCAATCGATTGGATCGAGCACTGGATCCACGACAATTGGCCAAGGAAGCCTATGGTTTCTTCAAACAAACTACTCCTGTTGATACTGGCCGTGCTAGAAGAAATACAAAACTCAGCGGAGATGAAATCCTTGCACAATATCCTTATGCAGTTAGACTTGATCAAGGATACAGCCGACAAGCACCAGATGGTATGACTCGACCAACTGAAAAGTTTGTTGAACGCTACATCAAGCGTCAACCCCGATAAGGACCCACCATGGCAACCATACAAGAATTTATTTTACGTTTTAAAACTGAAGGCAGCGGTGCCATCAGTGCTCTCAAAGATGACATCCGTGATTTGACCAACAGCGCCAATCCACTCAACAGCAGTTTGGGAAATTTGGCAGGACGATTGCCCCTGTTGGCCACAGGTGCTCTTGCAGCCGCAGGTGCATTTGCTGCATTTGGCATGAGAGCAGTTCAACTGGCAGATCAGTTGGATGATATTTCAAATGCCACAGGCATCACGGCTGGCGAATTAAACAATTTTCGTACCAGTTTGATTGTGGCTGGTGGGGACACCGACAGCTTTGCAAAATTTGCTACTAAATTGTCAGTGGCCATAGGTGAAAGCGCAGATGGCAATGAAAAATATCAAAAGAGTTTTCGTGACTTAGGAGTCACCATTAGAGATTCCAATGGTGTCATACGCAGCAGCAGCGACATTTTTCAAGATGTATTGGCAGGATTGGCCAACACAGATCCTGCACTGAGACAGGCCAAAGCAGTTGAAATATTGGGCAAAGAAGCAGCAAAAATTGATTGGAGCAATGTTCGTGCTGGTCAGGACATTAAATTTGATGAATCTGTTGCAGAATTGGCCAAGTTTCAAACACAGATTGATTTGTTAAAAACCAGCATTGATGCAGGACTTGTTCGTTCATTTGGCGCATTGGCCACTGCGATCAATCAAGGTGGTATCAGCAGTGGTATTGGACTCATAACTGAAAGCATTGGCAATCTAGTAGCAGAAATATTCAACTTACCAACTGACTATCTTGCCAAGTTCTTAAATCTATTTGGTGCTGGCATTACGGATGCCAAAGGCCTTGGTACACCTCTCAAATACTTTGTTGAAGAGGCCCGAAAGGAAAGAGAACAATATCAAGCAGAAATGAAGGCAGCAGCAGAAGCCAAAAAAACTGCAGAAGCCAAACTCGCCAAGCGACCTGGTCCTGTCGCAGTGCCTGGCGGTGATCAAGGACGGCCTTCAGATGCCACACTCAAAGCCATTGCAGACAGCCAGACTAGAATCGCACAGTCAGGCATTGAAGCAAGAAAGCAGGCTGAACTTGCTGGTGCAACGGAAATCAGTCGAATTCAAATTGCTGCCAGATATGATATTGAACGTGCCACAAAAGAAATAAACGCACGTGAAAAAATAAGTGGGCCACAAATTGCCGCTGAGGTTGCAGCCAAACGTGTTGAAATTGAAAGCAAAGCCGCAACAGACATTGCTGCCGTAAGAGAACGGCAAGGTCAACAACTTCGACAAATTGAAGGAATTAATGCTGCATATAGAAATCAATTGGATTTACAACGCGGTGCCGTAGAATTTCAAACTGCCTTGGTAGGCAAGACTGAAGAAGAGCGAGCCGTTGCAGAAGCCTTGGGACGATCACAAACAGATTACAGAGCCAAAGATTTAGAACTTAGACTACGAATTGAAGGGCTTGGCAAAAATGAATTATATCAGGCAGAAGCATTAAAAGAACAACGAAATAAACTTATCGAAACTCGTGATCAGGAAGAAATACTTTTACGCCAAAGCGTGGAAAGTCTTCAAAAGGCCCTGCGTTTGGATGAAGGTAGAAAGACCGTACAAGAACAAAGTATAAATTATCAAGCACAGATTGCCAGTTTATTGGGTCGTGAAGCCACAGAACTGGACAAGATCAACACTTTAATTGCACAACAGCCTGACAAATACAAAGAAGTTGGCGATCAATTGCGTGCCAATGCAGTGATACAAGATCAAAATTTACAATACGTAAAGAAGTTCAATGAAGAACAGGCACGAAGCCTGCGTGTGGCTGATCAAGGCATACAGGCAGGAATTGACTTTGGTGCTGAACAACAAAAAATCAATCTTGAAGAAGAACGAGCAACTAGATTACGATTAGCTGCCAACTCAAAGCAACGAGATGCAGTCAATGAAGAAATTGACCGCCGTTTACGCATAATTGATTTGGGACGCCAACAACTGCTGGGTGATGAAAAACTTCGCAATGCTGCTTTGAATGATCTAGAAGGTGATGCCAGTGCAGAACAACTTCAAAGTTTACGAGACCTTTCAAATCAATTGGGCATAGTGTATAACTTTGAAACGCAACTGAGTGAATTGAGATTGGCATCAGCACAACGCACAGCTGAACAACAAAGCAGTTTCCGTTATGGTTGGGAAGAATCCTACAAACAGTACAAGGAAGATGCAGAAGATGCTGCCAAGCAAGGCAAGCAATACTTTGACACATTCAGCAGTGGAGTAGAAGATGCCTTTGTAAAATTTGCTCAAACAGGCAAGTTAAGTTTCAAAGATCTAGCCAACAGCATCATTGCTGACTTTGCTAGAATTCAAGCCAAGCGATTGGTTGTGGGCGCACTTGGTGGTTCGGGTGGCGGCGGATTTTTAGGTAGTCTTTTGCCCAGCGTGTTTGGCAATCAGTTCACTCCAGGCAGCAACAGTTTTGTTGGACCAATGCAACCCAGCAGTGGCGGTGGCTTTTTTGGCAACTTGTTTGGTGGCCTGTTTGGTGGAGGAAGAAGTGCGGGCGGCGCAGTGAATCAAAACACACCCTACATGGTTGGTGAACGTGGTCCAGAAATGTTTGTTCCTGGCAACGCTGGTAACATCATTCCCAACACGGCTTTGGGCGGTGGAGAAGTAATGCAAAACTTGACCACAGTGAATTACACCATACAGGCAGTGGATGCCAGCAGTTTCCGTGCCCTGGTAGCACGTGATCCGCAGTTCATCTACTCAGTAACAGAAAAAGGCCGCCGTAGTCAGCCAACAAGGAGCAGATAATGCAGGGT